GGGATCCTCAGTACGATCAGCGGCTTGGGGCTGATGAAACTGCCATCTACATGAAGGGCAGAATTATTAGCCCATTAGCATTCTCGGGAGTGCCCCCTGGAAGCGTGGCGAAGGCCACCATTGAAAATCAGGAGGGGCGTTTTGAACTACTCCCTACGACTGAAATGACTGACCACTACCGTCAGTTCTTGGGCACTCCAATCCACGGCTACTTTAGAGTTGTGGGAGCAGGAAGTGTCCTTAATCGTTAATCACGCTCCTTCGCATTGTTTCAATGGCCATTCAACATCCCACTCAGATCATCAAGAGCCAGGACACCATTGTGTATGTGGGCGCTCTTTCCGGCGCCACTCGTCCTGTTATCACCCCTGCCAATGCTGGCGTTCTGTCTCGCCCCACATCTGGCGTGCCCGCCAACATGTATTTTCTTGGCGGCGTGACTAATGCCACCGTTTCGTTTAACGATGGCGAACAAGAATACTACCTGCTTGGTGGTGGCGGTTTCGCTGATAGCGTGAAGGTTACGCAGCGTTGCCAGGCTTCTATCACCTCGTATTTCCAGAAAGATCTGGACGGCAGCAGCATTGATGAAACCCAGTTCGACGAAGCGATGAATGTCATCCTTCGCGGTCGCACTGAAAAGGATTTTGAAGTGTATGTGGAAATCTTCAAATTCCTGGGCGGTCAAACCTATGACCTCACTTGCTTTGCCGCAACAGTGATGAACTACAACGAGAGCTATCCTGCTGATAACCTCGTTGAGACCACTTTCGATCTCATGAGCCGTAGCACCTACGGCACTGGTCGTTGCACTATTTCTGGCGGCATTCTGCCTGTCAATCCCAACTCCTGATCACTGTATTAAGGAGCTTCTCATTAGCCCCCGAAAGGGGGCTATTTTATTAGTATGAACATCCTTCAGGTCAGAGACACGATTTCGCAATTATTGTCTGACCTGTTGGGCAGTTATACGCTGCCCAACAATACGACGGTTCCAGCCCTATGGGTGGATGGTAGAAACGGCGTACCAAAGGGATGGAAGGTTCGTGGTCTTGAGGCGTCTATTAAGCAATATCCCACGCGCCGTAGCCGTCCTCTGATGGCAATGGTAGAAATACGGAAAGCATGGGAGGTTGTCCTGTCTCAATACGACCCATCGAGTGAAAAGATGGACGAGGCAGTGACAAGAATTTTGCGACATTTTCCAGATGCCACCTTGCAAGGGTTTCCTTCAAGTGACAGGGAGTATCAATACGCACGATTCATTATTCCTGACATTGAAATCGAAGTGCAGTATCGACCAACCGCCTACGAATAAGAGACAGAGCCATGGCTGGTACAGCAAGGATTATTGGCGCGAAAGGACTAGAAAAAGCCTTGCTTGCTGCATTCCAGCAATGGACCGAAGACGATGTTAATGGTCAGTATTGGCGAGAGAAATTTGAAGAAAAATATCCTTATAGTGGCCCGCCTACGTTGCGCAAAAATGGTGAAACAGTTGGAGATCCTCGCGACATCTTAGATACAGAGGCGCTGTACGAAAGTGGAGTAGAGTCCTATCGCTATTCTTCCGATGCAAATGGTGGGGAAGCGAATTGGCATTGGGATGCAACCAACTCCAGTGGTGAAGAGTATGCGTGGTTTGTCCATGAGGGACAGGGGCCATATTCAAGAGAGCCACGTCGATGGACTGATGAGCTTGCTTCTGAATTCCTTTTTGATGGCAGTGAAATCAAGGGTAGACTAATGGCTCGGATTGATCAGGGCTTGAATGGTCAATGATTCCATTGATTATCTAGAAAGCGATTCAGGCGAAGTACACGTAATCAATGCAAGGGTGGATGGTCCGACGCTAGAGGCTGGCATCCTATGCGTTATTTCTTTCTCTGAAACCACCATTAGAATCTCAAACGAGCAACATTCGTTTCTGATTGAACTGCCAGAAGACGTGCGTACAAAAGGCGAGCGTCTTAAAGCGTTTAATGTGCCGTTGGCAATTTTGAGTTATGAGCAAGTACAGCTTCCTACTGGCATCTGAAGAGGTCAGTTATTTTGAACTCACTCCGGCATTGCGCTTACAGCGCCATGGTGGATGGCTTGTTGCTGAAAGTATCGAACAGGAAGAGATTTCCAAGGCTCAAAGCCAGAGCACAATCAAGGCTGTGCAGCTTGCAAAGAAAATCGCTGCAGCAAAAGACATTCCGCTTGATGAGGCGTTTGAGATGCTTCAAGGCGGTGGCGGCTTCTCTGAAGCCGAGCTTCTCTCGGAATACACCGAAGAAACTCTTTCCATGGTCACTTCTGGTGGCTCTGCTGAGCTTGGCAATGCCAAGCTCATCACGGCATTTATGCGTTGCCGTGGTGAGGGGAAAATCGGGGAAGACTGGAGGCGCCTGGAGGACTGGTCTATTGAAGATACCAAGACAATGACTCGCGAGATGCAAACAAGGATGCTGGAATTTATTGCGGAAGAGCAAGATGCGGAGGTGAAAGCAGCACAAGCAAAAAAATCGAAGAGGAAGGCGAGGCAGGAAGCCTCGCCGAACGAGTAGAGAAGAAGGCACGAGCGTTCCTAAAGGGCCTTACTGATTGGAACGCCATCTTCTTTCGGCTTAACGCATCGTGTCTTAAGGATGATCGATGGGGGCCGGAGAATTTCTCCAAGCAAAAAGTAAAGGATGTGTTGGCGGCTCTTAAGTTTCTGGAGCGGCACGACCATACACAATTTAATTTGCAGAGCGTATCAGTGGCCAAGATGGCTGCGATGGTTGCTCATGCATTGGGAGGGAAGAAAGTGTCGGTGACTGCCGATGATTTCTTGCCGTTCGACACCCGTAAGCTCAAGAAAGAAACCGGCATTACGGAAGAAAGTGCTGCAGTATTGAAGCGTCTGATGAAGACGCGCAAGATGGACCCACGAGTGGTTTCAATGTTGGCTGAAGAGCTTAAAAACTCTTCAATACGTAGTGATGAGTAATATGATGCGGCGTAAAGGCTACACTTAATAGAAGAATGCTGTAAGCGCAGTAATGGCGGCGGAACTCCGGCTCGGCGTATCATTTGATCTTGTATATTTCCGTCAACAGCTTGGCAAGCTGAGCCAGATTGCCGCGTCTGAGTTTGCAGGAAAGGTAAAGCTCAATATTGATAAGCGTGATTTCCAGCGTCAAATGGCTGGGCTCACAAAAGAACTGCGAATTAACGTTAATGATTCGCAGATTGTTGGAGCGCGTGAAAACTTAGGGCAGCTCAATCGTAGCCTTGCTACTCTACGACGAGCAGTTGCCGCCCCTATTGAAATCAAGATTAAATATACGGAGCAAGGCAAGCCGCCTGCGGGATTCGGTGGTACTGCTTCGCGTGCTGTAACTGGACGACTAGCTGGCGCCCAGGCGGTACAAGGGATGAGTCGGGGGCAGCTTCAGGCTGTTTACGGTCTTTTTCGTGAAGCCAATTTGGCGGTTGGCCAACTAAGTAAAGGGCTTGCAAAATCCACGAGTGACGAAATTCGTGATGCGCTTGTTCCCGCATTTAGTGATAGCGGCGAGGAGGCGGTTAACGGCCTTGCTAACGGCCTGAAGAGTGGGTCTTCAAAAGTAGGAAAAGCTGCGGCAAAGCTTGGTGAAGATACGCTTCGCTCAATCAAAGACGTTCTTGGCATTGCCTCTCCATCGAGGGAGTTCAAGAAGGTCGGTGAAGACTCTGGAGAGGGCTTTGAGCAGGGCTTGAAGAGCGGCCTGGGTGAAGCCACTCGCATGGGCATCCAGGAGATGCGCAGCCTGTTTCGCGCCCTGCAAGGCGAGGCTCAGTCTGGCGCTGCTCGCTTGCAGGCCACAATGCTGGCTGCCATGGCTGGCATCATTCAACTTCCTGGCGGGCGACAACAGCGTGGTCGCTTAATGCAAACAGGCGCCGGCATCAACGCGGCGATGGCCGGGCCTGCATTGGGCAATATTCAGGCAAGGCAAAGCGCCATCCGGGGAGGAGTGCAAGGTGCTGCAGCGACCACCCCTGCATTTGCTGCTGCATTGCCATTGATGTTTGGCATGGATCCACGCGAGCTAAGGGCTCGCTTGCAGGGTCTCCATGGACAGCAATACAGAGCCCCAGCGATGGGTGGATACCAGACGGCTCGCCCTGGCGTGATTGCAAACTTGCTTGCGGCGCTTGCCTCATCGCGAGGAGGATTTGGCGCCGGTACTGGCGTTAATCAAAGGGGATTTGCGGGTGGCGCTGTCAATCCGGGCGTCCTTTCGTCTGGATACATCGGCAGGAGTGCTATTTCTCCTGGTTTTGTGAACTATCCGCCGGGGATGCCAGCAGCGTATGGCACTGGCTTTATCGGCGTTCCTGGCGCGGCCTACGGCATGGCCTCGCCGCGTAGACAAGGCCCTGGTCTCCCTGTTCGTGGCATCTTTGATTCCACGCCTACTCCTGCTGGCATTGCAGGCTTACTCGGTCCTGCTGGTACTGCAGAAGCATCACGAGCCGCTGCACTTGCGCTTCGTGAGCTGGAGGCGCGCACAAGGTCTGCTGCTCGTTCTGCCGTTGTTTTTGCTGAAGACGCGGCTCGCGCCTCTCAACGCAGAGGAATGGAGGTGGCATCTGGCCAAGTGCCATTAGGCACTGGGGCGCGTTTTCTCCCTCCAGGCGGTGGCAGTGGCGGTGGCGGGGGTGGTCGCGGTGGTTTTGGTGGGTTCTCTCCTGTTAATTTCGGCGGTCCATTGCCAAACCTTCCAGGTCAAGGGCTCATTCAAGAAATGGGGCAGGAGTTTGGTTTTGCAGCTAAGCAAGTGCTCTTGTTTGGTGCGGCGTATAAAGGGTTAGCCTTCCTTACTGGCATCCCTGCTCAAGTTACAGAAGCTGTATCGGCTCTGCAAAATTTTCGCAATACCCTTACTGCCGTCACCCCATCGTCTGAAGAATTCCGCGACTCCAATCAGCTCATTCTTGATCTGGTAGATAAATACAACGTGCCGCTGCAGTCGGCGCGGGATGGTTTTACCAAGCTGTACGCATCGATGGAGCCTGCGGGCTTTAGTGGGGATGAGATTCGCACTCTCTTCACTGGCATCAGCAAAGCTGCAGCCACATTTGGCATGAGTGCCGACAAGGTGGATCGAGTGAACTACGCCTTTGCTCAAATGGCAAGCAAGGGTCAAGTGATGTCCGAAGAACTAAAAGGACAGCTTGGTGATGTGCTGCCTGGTGCAATGGCGATTTTCGCCGAGGCTGCTGGCTTTAAAGGAGAAAAGGCTATTAGTGATTTCTCTGCCGCTCTTGAAGAAGGCGCCTATAAAGGCGCCGCAATGAAGGTGTTGCTCACGAATGTGGGCACGATCATGAACAAGGAGTTCGGGCCTGGCGCGGAAGGTGCTGCTCGCACTTTCCAAGGCGCAATGAACCGCATGCAGAACTCGATGAAGCTTCTGTATGAAACTTTTGAACCAGTTGCAGTGGGATTCCTCAATGCAGTGGTTACGCCTATCTCCAGTGGCATCAAGGTGTTATCCGATGGCTTGAATGCATTCTTCACTGGAGCCGCAGCAAAAACATCAGGGGGATATGGAATTGCTCAGGAACTAGAGAAATTAAGGCCAGCCTTTGAAGGATTAGCAAAAAATGCAAGCGACCTTGTAAAGCAGCTTTCGCCACTCGTCGGGGTTGGCTTGCAAGTTGCAAGAGTATTTCTTGAGATTGCAGGAAATCCATTCGTTGGCTACCTTGCTCGCGTCTACCTCAATGTTCTCGTCTTGACGACGGCTATTCAGGTGTTGAACCTGCGAGCACTTATTCCAATGGTCGCCACCTTTGCGCGATCTGTTTACGCTCTAATTGCATTCACGGTTCAATGCGCTCGTGCTGGGCAGGCTGCCCAGGTAATGGGCTTGATGATCGGTACAGCAGGAACCACCCTTCGCGCTCTTTTTGCTACCACGGGCATCGGTCTTGTCTTAGTGGGTATTGGCTTGCTGATTGAACGATTTGGCAGTCTTTCGCAACGGATGGCCGATGTGCGAGCCAAAGCCCTTGGCGCCGCACAGGCAATTCGTTCAATGTCTCAAACTGAAGCGCGGACAGCAGAACAGCAGGCCCAAGCCGGTTACAACTTGATTGGACAGATTGCCGGACGAAAAGGCCCTGCGCAGCCTGGAGGTGACAGGCTTGTGCCCGTGAGTCAAAAGGAGCTTGCTCAGCTTGAACAATTTGGTGCTATTCGTTCTCAGCAATCTCCCGGCGGGCCAATTTACGTCAAGCGTAGTGAGGCAATGGCTTTGGCCCCTCAGGCGCAGCGATTGCAATCTGAGGCGGCATATCGACAGCGGCAAATTGCTTTTGACGAGCAACAGCAAAAGCAAGCCGCGACCCTGGCCCCCATTCCCCCTGGCGGAGGCGATGGCAAAGGCAAGCGAGAACGTCAACTGCGTGATTTTGAAAGTGAGGCAATTGAAAAGCTTCGCCTGAATCAAAGACTGGCGCAAGCAAAGCTAGATCAGCAGCGTCAATTAGAAATTATTGACGACACTGAATATGAGATTGCTTCTGCAGCTAATAAGCGCAAATTTGAGCTACTGATCATTGACGCAGCCTTGGCTGAGAAGAAGGCCAAGATCGGCGATTACGAGGTGGGAGTAAGGCAAAAGCAACTTGCCGTATTTGAGCAACTTGCGGAAAACGAAAGGACATTAGTTAAAGAAGAAGAGGCTATCGCCGTCAAAGGGGCCAAGCTGAAGCTGTCTCGTCCATTTAAGGAAAGCATTAAGGAGGAAAATATTGAAATAGATAAGCAAAATCAGCTAGTGGAGAATATGCGGGCTGGATACGGCGATTTGACCGCAGAACAGCAGGCCAACTTGATAGTCGAAGAAAAAACAAAAGAACTAAGGGCTAGCCAGCAGAAAATCATTGAAAAAGAAATTGAGACCCTGAGGAAGGTTACGCTTGAGCGTATTCGTAGCGCTCAGGCTGTATCTAGGGAAACG